ATCCACTAGGACCTAGTTTTCAAGACCCAGAAATGGGCGCCCCTTTTGAAAGAACACCTGGACCTCCCACACCAAATAGTCCGGAAGCACCTGATTTAGATACTACTAAATTATTACGTCCTAAATATGGAATGGGAGGGAAACGAAGAAAAACAAAACGGAGACGTAAGACAAAAAGGAAATCAATTCGAACGAAGAGATAATACGGCGATATATTGACGTATCTTTTCCTTTAGTCTTTCTATTTCCTCTCTTAACTGTGCATTTTCCTTTTTCAATGTTTCGTTTGCTTCTTCCATACAATCAACTGTTAAAATTATAATCTGGTTTCATTTCAATACTATTTCTTAGCGTTTGATTCAAAAAAGGCATCACTATTTGATAAGGAATACGAATAAAAAGAGTTGGATTGATAATGATAATTTTTTTTAGATTTGTAAAGGTAGATATTAATTTGGCCAATTCAATGGCTACCGTTATTTGTATGGCGTGCTCTAAGGTAAATCCTTTGCTATCAAATATCCATGTCCATTCTTTGTCTTCCGGTATTTCGCTTAATACACCTTTATAATGATTCAGAATACTTTTTACATCATAATACAAGGTCGCTTCCGATGGACAGGTATAAAAATAGAGAGAACCATCTTTCTCTATTTTCTTTAAGGAATGGCTGGATGGGTCGAGTTGGCAGAATGGACAGATGTACATACTATTTGTCACTTTTCATTTTTATAAGTAAAACAACAACGTACTAAGAATCATGCTCGGTTATTGTCAGTAACAAATTATAAATAAATAATACTATATTGACTGTGAATATCATAAGATATTTTTGTTTAGCATTTTCAACAAAATTGATTTGTACTATAAAATAGAATAGTATCCCGATGTCCTGCCAAGCGAAAGATGTGCATGGTAACCCTTGCCGTAACAAGGGTCCGTTTTGTAAATATCACGAATATATGAAAGACTATACACCTGAGATGATAGAAGGTTGTAAGATGTGTAAAGGGTGTAAGAAAATGAAATTCATGGAAATGGAATCATGTACAGAATGTAGGGCTCTAGGGACTGAGAAACGTAAGAAAGCAAAAGAAGCGATTGTCCTATGTGCTAAAGAAGGTTGTAAGTTCAAGAAAAGTGAAAATAAGTATTGCGGAAAACATCAAACGTACAAGTTTATGGATGAAACAGCAGAACTTGGATTGAAAACGTGTTTCAATGTGATTCGTGGTTGTCGTGCTAAAATGGCGATGGACGATAATTCAAAATGCAAGGAATGTTTGGCAAAAGAACGCGAAAAAGACCATAAGAAACGACACGTAGAACATGTCAAAACAGAAACCGAGAAACAATGTTCCACTTGCTGTAAAATGTACCCGTTAGATGCGTTCAAAGGTCCGCATGGAGAAACAAAAACGTGTGCGGTATGCCGTGAAGCAAATAAGAGAGCAGACGAAAAACGCGATATGGAACACACGAAAGAACTAGCGCGTAAAAATTCGATGAAACCAGAGCGTAAAGAAGTGAAAGCGAGATGGAGAGAAGAAAATTATGAAAAAGTAGCTAAGCATTGGTTAGACGCACGTGCTCGTTTAATAGAAGCGGACTTAGAAGGATATTTGAAAAAATGTGCTGACCGAGCGAAAAAATGGCGCGATGCCAATCCTGAAAAAGTACAGCTAATAAATGAGAAAAAAATAAACAGTATGGATGCTCAATATGGAGTTTATAAACGGTGTGCGAATGATAAACAGTTGGAATTTGAAATTGAACTAGAACAATACAAATCAATTGTACAGTTACCATGTCATTATTGCGCAATCATACAAGAAAAAGGGTTTAATGGTATGGACCGTTTAGATTCGGAAAAAGGATACATAGTGGATAATGTAGTATCTTGTTGTCAAATGTGTAATTACATGAAAAAGTGTTTGAGTCCCGACGTGTTTGTAAAAATAGCTCAACATATCGATAGTTATTCTAAAAAAGTAGGACCATTATATCCAGAAGTGTTTCAAAACACAAAACTGGTAAGATATTCATTATCAAAATTAAGTTCTATTTCAAGAGACATTCCGTTTGATGTATCGAAAGAATATTTTGATACAAAAAGACAAGAATGTTGTTATTTATGTGGAAAGCAAAATAGCGAGTCTCATCAAAACGGTATCGACCGTGTAGATAGTTCAATTGGATATGTGGAATCAAATATGCAATCCTGTTGTGGCACTTGTAATATAATGAAATCAAATTATTCCTTGGAGTCCTTTCTTGAAAAATGTAGTCTTATTGCAACACATAATAAATCAGTTGAAGAAACAAATCAAACAATAGCAATTGTAAAAGGAAATAAATTATCAGCTGAAGAAAAAAGAGAAAGAGAACGGATAAAAAAGAAAAAACAACGTGACGCAATAAAAGAAAAATATGGAGATGAAGAATATAAAAAGATGAATGCGAAAAAGATGGCAGAACAGCGTAAGAAAAAGAAAGAGTTGAAATAACTAATGCTCATATGTATGAATTTATTTATCATTTTTTTGTCATAGAAATAGGTTTCAAATATATTGTTTTCGAACAACATATTTGTTTAGATTAAATATAAGATGTATGTCCATTGTATGTCCCGTCCATACCAGACAATATTTACCTGATCAGTTAGAGTAGGCCAAGCCACCCATACCACTCATGATACGGAGGACATTGTAGTTGGTGGCATACACGCGGACCTTGGCGGTCGAGGTACCCTGAACGGTCGAGTTCGAGAGAATGAGCTGAAGGGTGGCATTGTCAATGCGCGAGAAGTTGCAGGTGCCGGATGGCTGGTGCTCCTCAGGCCGGAGAGCGAAGGAATAGACGTTGATGCCGGTGTCGGGGGTGCGGGTGTGGGTGAAGAAGGGCTGGACAAGGTCGAAGTAGGAACCCTCGCGCTCAGAGAACCGATCCTGGCCGTTGAGCTGGAGCTTGGCGGTGACCACTGGGTTCTCGCCCCAACAGTGGAGGGTGAGAGCGGTCTCCGAGAGGACGAAGGTGCCGGCATCCGAGACAAGCGACTCGGCGTTGGTACCGGTACCGCCGCTGACGCCGCCAGTGGTCCACTCGTAAGAGCCAGGGTTCTTAGGTCCGGACACACCGGAGCTTGTGTCGCCCTTTCCAGCACCGGGGTATCCCCACCAAGAGCTGTTGCTGAGGTCACGGTCGAGGTTGAACTGGCCATCGACTGCGCCAGCAAGCTGGAATAAGCCGTTCTGGGAGATGAAGTCGTAGTTGTTGGTGCCGCTCACGCCGCCAGGGCCAGCAATCGAGTTAGGGCTGCCGAAGGCATGGATGGCGTTAGGGAGCGCATCAATGGCGTCGGTGTAGTTGAAGGGCTGGGCACCGAGGATGTTGTAAAGGGTGCTGACACCGTCGAGCGAGGCGCAGTAATCGACGTTGGAGTCGGGTTGTACAACCCAGACGAGCTCCTTGACAGGGTGGTTGAAGTTCAGCTTGATCTTATTGGACGACGAACCGACCGACTCATCGCCAGTGAACTGGAGCTGCTCAATGAGGTACTCGTGGGGGTTCTGCGCCATGCGGCGGCGCTCGTCGGTGTCAAGGAACACGTAATCAACGAAGAGGGAGGCAGCAACGAGCGACTGGTTGTAAGCATTGACGCATTTGACCGAGCCGGTGGAGGAGGCGGAAGGGTGGAGGGTGGTGACGGCCCAGAGGCACTCATCGATAGGCCGGAGGTCGATGTTGATGCGGACCTCGTGGTACTGGAGGGCAATAAGGGGAAGAGCAAGTCCAGGATTGCGGCAGTACCAGAACTGGAGGGGGACATAGAGGGTGGTCTCAGGGAGCGCGTTACGGGGCGCGCAAATCTGGCGGGGAGCATCAGACTGGCAAGGACCATCGACGTCGGAGAACGAAGGGTCGCATAAGTAAGTGAGCTGAGTGGTGTTGCCAACCATCTTGTAGTAACCGGCCTGCTGGCCAGCAGCGGTGGTGAGCTGGTTCCAGATGTGCATCCAGTCGCCGTAGTGGCGGTCAATGCGCTGACCACCAATCTCTACCTCGACCTGCGAGATGAGCTGCTCACCAGGGAAATCTAACCAGCGAGCATAAACGCCGTTATCAGTGGATTGCTTAAGGTCCTGACCAATCTGGGGAAGAGTGACCTGGAGGATGGTGGTGTAAGCAAGGTCTCCGTTACGGGAGATGGTGCAGGTTACACGGCGACCAAAGTCGGCCTGGCCATTGAAGGTCTGCTCAATAGACTCAATAGCAAAGTTGGTGTAGCGCCGGTAAGTGACTTTCCAGTAGGTAATCTGA